ATTTTTTGATAATCAACTTGCCGTTTGTCTTATCTGAAATAGACTTAACACGATTTGAAAACATGTCTTTACTGAGATGTTCGAGTTGGTCTATCGGGACGTTGAGTAGATTCGCATCGATCCGTTCTGCAATGCGTTCTTCAGCCATCTCCATAGTGATGTAAAGGACATTCTTCCCCTGTGATAGGGCAGCACCAGCACAATGACACATGAAGAGAGATTTACCGACACCCGTACCCGCCAGTGCGATGTTGAGGGTCTTATTAGGTAGTCCACCCTTAGTGATGCGGTTAAAGTAGTCCAGATCGAACGGTATGCGTTCCTCAGTCGTCGTATAAAAGTCATATCGTGCGTCCACCGATTCTAGGTAGTCGTGACCAATGTTAGTGTCGAACGTCACTGACAACGCTTTAGAGAGTACATCGGGTATCGCATTGCGCGACAGTGACTGGTGATTACCATCTATAATAGTTATAGATTCCATAACTGCATTGAATACAGCACGGTCTTGACACCACTTCTCTGTTCTCTCAACTAACCATGCAAGATCTTCTTCGGCATACTTAAAGATGTCGGGAAGAATCTCCATCGCAACACGATAGTGGTCGTCTGATAAACGATCAGCCGAGTCTATCTCGATCTTAAGCGCTTCCATCGTAGGAAGGTTATTGAACTTTGCAATATATGCAGTGAACTCTTTGAAGAGACCTTTATAAACTCCTTCAAAGTATTCGGGGGAGAGGAAGGGGGCAACCTTCCTCATGTAAGAATCGTTAGTCAGTAGATTCCGTAGAATCGTCTGTTGTAGATTTATTTCCGTCATATTTCTTGATCGCCGCCTCTAATATATCTTCCAGCACTTCTGCAGCAAACTGTTGCAGTCCAGTATTTTCAATATTATATACGATTGCATCTGGGGTGTCAATAACATCAAAGTTAAATTTAATTACACCTTCTTGGCCATCAATAGTAACATTATTATAACGAAGCGTTACATCATTGTAAGGTGCTCGTAATAAATTTACATTCCACGCATCCTTCCCTTCAACCACAACAGGTTCTAGTTTATAATCGATAAACTCGCAAGGTTTATCTAAATTTAATTCTTTCACGCTTCCTCCAATTCGGCGATTAATTCTGCGTCAACTTCACTAGAGTAACCGATCTTGTAGGTCTTCTCCAAGAAGTCCGCGAAGTTAGTTGTTTCAAAAATAGGTTCCCAGAACTCTGCGTTCAAGGTATCCTTCGTTCGTACTTTATTTCCAACGACTTCGCCTGTAGTTGTGTCAACTCGTTGATACCAACCGTTAGAAGGCTTAACCACATAACCGCCAACAAGAGCAACATCAAGTAAACCGCTGTATTTTTGAACACCACCTTCCCAAGAGACACCAATCGGGATCTTAGATTTTTCTTTGACATAACGAGACTTTTCTACATTAATCACGAAGTTGTATCCAACAACCTCAGTACCTTGTTTCTCTTGTTGACGACCGATGATCCAGATGTTGTCTGCAGAGTAGTAAATACCCGTACCACCACCGACAATATCTTTTGGAAACAAACCGATCTCTTTATAAGTGTGATTGATTGCCAGTAACGGAATGTTCTTCATCGTCAAGTATGGGGTGGCCATACGGAACAGTCCCTTCAGTGCCTTCGCACGAGACATGTCTGCGACACCCTTCTCGTTCAGTGCGTCCTCCAGTTCTTTCTTAGAGGCAAGGTTACCGATCGAATCAATGACGATGATCACATCATCTTCACGGTCCAACTCTTCAAGTTGGTTGATCATATCAAACTTGAGTTCTTCGACATTCGCGATCGGAGTATGCAACACACGATCAGTGTCAATACCGAACTGTTCAAAGTATGACTGTGGCGAACCAAACTCTGAATCATAAAACAACATGACTGCGTCTGGTTTCGCGTTCAAGTACGCACCCGCCATAAGTAAGGCGAATGATGTCTTGAAGTGTTTAGAAGGACCTGCGAGTACAGTCAGGCCCGGAGAGATACCACCATTGACTGATCCCGACAGTGCGACGTTAACCATCGGCACGTTGGTCGGTACCATATCTTTTTCTGTGAAGAATTTACTCGTGGATAAGGTAGATGTTTCCTTAATCTTCGAGTTCTTCTTCAGTTTGTCCATTATTGACATTCTTGGCTCCAAAATCTACAAATGTAATGTTGTTCACTTTTTCACGTTCATCGAGGTCATATTGTATACGATAACTAGTGTTGATGTCAAGTACTTTCTGTAATAAATCAAAACTAATTGTCCCACCATCCTCATGTTCATGCGTGGAAAAGTGAAGAAACGCCGCAGTATCTTTTGGAAGACAAGCACCGCCAAATCCTCGTTTCCCGTCAAAGCCTGGCACTCGTGTGTGTCCCATACCAACACGGTCGTCGGCACCAACTGCACGAACGATCGTGTTATAGTTGCAACCGTAGAGGTTGACCAGATCATACAACTGATTAAAGAATGTGACTTTGGTTGACAAGAAAGAGTTAATAGTATACTTAACGAATGAAGCTTCGTATGCCGTCATCCTGTGATAATTATTAGACTCACACGAACTAAAGATTTCATACAGATCTATGGTTTCCATGATTGCGGATGGTGTACCACCAATCACATGATACTTGGCCCCCACAAAGTCTGCCTTAGCATTCTTCTCTGTCAAAAACTCTGGGTTGTATGCGAAACGATCTTTCTGTTCTTCGTTCATAGAAGCATACAGACGATTCACAACATCTGGTGTGATGGTTGACTTAACAATGACCATCGCGTCTGTATAGTTCAGACACTTGAGAACTGCAGTTTCTACGATAGAAGAATCAACAGAGCCGTTGTCGTTTGATGGTGTAGGAGCACAGATGAAAAAACATTGCGGTTGATCTTCCGCATCCATGTCTTTTAACTCATCAACATCTGTATTATATTTTGGGTCGTATAATCGGAACTTAACGATTGGGTGAGTAAATGCATACTCAACCGCCTGTCCGACAAACCCATGTCCCACTATACCCAAACGAAAAACATTTGTGTCAATAGGGTTTTCAAGATTGGGCATTAGTTTACCTCGTGATAATTTTTATACCATTCATAGAAACGGCGTACACCTTCTGCGATACTTACTTTTGGTTCGTATCCCAGAGATTGTAGTTTGGTGGTGTTAGACCAAGTCTCTAATGTGTCGGCTGGGTGTTTTGGTACAAGGTTTTTAATCGCCTCTTTACCTGTGTTTTTCTCAATCTCAGAGATGAAGTCCATAAGACCGACCTGTTCGCCGCGTCCTATGTTAAAGATTTCTCCAGCAGGAATATCTTCGTTGTTTAACACGATCTCAATGCCGTCAAGGATGTCTTCCACATAAGTGAAGTCGCGTTTCATATCACCATAGTTATAGACAGTGATCTCGTTTCCTTCTAAAATATTTTTGGTGAAGTCAAACAGTGCCATATCTGGACGACCCCAAGGCCCATACACGGTAAAGAATCTCAATCCTACTGTGTTAAGTGTAGATGACTGCATCTGACACTCGTTAGACCACTTTGACCAACCGTATGGGTTTAACTGTTTACCCGTCTCTTTACCTTCTGTCCAAGGAACTTGAGATCCTGCATAAACGCATGATGTGGACGCATACACGATTCGCACATCTGGTAAATGCTTCTTACAAATATCAATGAGGTTTTGTGTGGCGTCAATGTTATTAGAGTGGTACTGTTTCTCTTTACCAAACGAGTCACGCACACCCGCGTGTGCAGCGAGATGGACGATAGTGTCCGGATTAAAGTCTCGCAGTAGAGCCTCTAGTTTCACTTCATCTCTCAGATCACATCCCCACATATCCAGACCAAAATGTTTTACGCGGTCTGCCTTTAGTAGTGGGGAATAGAGATGGTCATTAAAGTTATCAATACCTTTCACCGTCAGACCACGTTGTTGTAGTCTGTCGGCAAGTTGCGCACCAATAAATCCGGCGGCACCTGTTACAATTACTCTTTCCATATCAACTGTTCCTGTAAATATATTCTAATGCCCTGTCCGCTTCTACGGTTAGGGGTCTGTTCTCATACCAGTTGCCGGTCTCACGATCAAACTCTCGGCAAAGATCTGCAATCTGTTTTGCGGTGATTGGATACCCTTTAGAGTATGCATCACCCGCGATGGCAATCATTATCTTGTACATTTTAGAGTACCATCCGGAGTCTGTGATCTGCATGTATTGTGCACCCAGCTTGCGTGGCCAGAATGGACAATCGCGATAAGACGACCATCGGTAGTCGGTGTTATTTAGACTATCCTTACGATGTTGTATCACCGCCTTCTGCATCTCAGGGGGCAGTCTATCTAGGAAAGAGTTTCCGGTCTTTTCGTGATAAGGATGTTTTGCAATCAACTCTGAAACATTGAGCGCAGATCCTCCGGAGTTGACCATAAAGAACGAGTACGCGTTAGGGTACTGTGCAGGCACATAGTACATCCGTGCGAGGTCTTTCGTCTGCGGATCTCCCAGTTCACCCAGTTCGGTGTTGAGGGCATGCCAGAACGCCTTGATACGATTGTTCTCGATCTGTTCGTCGAGACGGAATATGATTCGAAATTTTAGATGCTCTTCCGAACTACTTGCTGTGTTATAGACGACATAGTCATACTGACCATACTTGCGATGTAACCAAGACCGTAAAGATTCTATATCAGTGCAACCGTCAATAGGATCATCCACATCAACGCAACACCAAGAACTCCAATAAAGAACAGATTTGTTACTACGCGTCGTACCCACGTCGAACACAGCAGGAGTAAGAAGAGGAGAACTAT